GTTCCTCTGAAAGTTTTGTACTCTAACACTTGTAGATTGTTTACCTGTTTCTGATTTAGACCTAGGACTTAACATATAAGGATGTTCTATACCATATGTTTCAAAGAACTCATTGTAAGTAGCTATATCATTGCCAGCATTTTCTTCTCTAATGCGTATGTATTCTTCATATAAAGTAGCTTGACCCCACAAATGACCTTGATTGTCCTCAACAAAAAACTCAGGTTTAAATCCAGTAGGTCCAAAGAATTGATATATAAACTCAAAAGCAAATAAAGTACCTGATTTTTCTTTTGCATACTCCAAATAAAGATTATCTATTTGACCTTCATTAAGATTACCTTTAGCCATGTTAGGATATAACTTATCCATATACTTATCTAACTTACCTGCTTCATAAAGTCTCTTTGATTCACCAGCAGATACACCCCAACGATATATATCAATAGTTTTTTTAGCACGCATTTGTTCTATTTCAGTACTGTTGTCTGTTATGTAATCAAATTTATCAGGGTCCATTAACATAGCTCTACCTTTTTTATATACAGGTGATGCTGCAAATACGTCACCTACTTTATCTGGAGGAGGAAATGCACCAAAGAAAAACTTCTCAAATTCATTTGCCCATCCATACTTAGCACCTAGTTTTGTTGAAGCATCTTCTACTCTAGGTAAGACTCTAGCCATACCAAAAGCAACCATAGAGTTAGGTCCAGGTACAAATCCTTGTGCAAGTAAGTTAACTCCTTGTACTTGACTTCTAGGAGATATTTGTACATTTTGTTCTCCATCAGTTAACTCATCATCAAATATTAAGTTAGACATAAAACCACCAAAAGGCATTACAAATACATCTCGTTCAGGACTCATAGGGTCAGGAGATATAAAACCATCATTAGAGCTACTACCTAATGCATCTGCAGCTCCACCACCTCTAATACCTAAGTGTGCTTTTCTAAGTACATATGGATTTTCTCCAAGTAATTGTCCCCATGTTTGAAATACTTCGAACCATACTTCAATAAAAGGGAATATGTTTACTAACTTATCTGATACAGTATGTCTTTGTTTTGTATCATAAAGTAATTCTTTAACACCAGATAAAGCATAAGCTTTACTTTCTGTATTCATTACTTCGTAATTAGATATTTGTCCAGGTTTAAATAACTTATCTAATCCAATCATTTCATCTATAACATCTTTAGGAACACCAGCTTCTTTAGCTTCATTAATAAATTGTCTACGTAATGGTTTACTAAAATCTTCAAATCTATCTTGTATATACATCCATCTAAATTGTTTAAATGTTGTAGACCTATTCAGATAACCTATTGGTTTAGTCATTAATTTGTCAAATATAGCTTGATAACCATTATTCATCATATCTTCTACTTGTCCTAAGAAATTTTGTGGAGTCATATCTTCAGCTTTGTCTACTATTTGTGTAAGAGTTCCTGGATTTATACCATCTTTTTTATTGTAATATTTAGCTAACTCATCAGTTACTTTAGATTTTTTGAATTGTTTAAGGAAAACATCTTCAGTACTAAAAAATTCAACTATATCTTTTTTATTAGAACCTGTTTTTCCATGTCTAACAAGTTTTCCATCAGCAATCATGTTACGTATAGATTGATTACCAAGGTCTGTTGATTGTAAATTGTATGTATATTTTCTAGTTTTTTTATTTATACGAGCATCTTTACCTTTTTGAAAAGAACCTCCTGCAATAACACGAATACGAGATTCTAAATACTGTAAGTGTTGGTCTAAATCTTTAGATTTTTCATCAATAAAGTTCGCAGCTTTACGTCCTTTGTATCTAACAAATTGTAATCTAGCTTCTTTACCTGCTGGTGTAGCTAACCATGCTGTTAATTCATCACTACCGTAACCAAATTTAGCTACAGCTTGACCCATAGGGTCTCCTCTTAAAAGTCTTAATTCGTGATAAACTGACTCAACTATTTGTGGTTCAGTAAGTTCATCTGTACTTACACCTTTATATTCAATGTATTTATTATTTTTAGTTTTATTTGCACCACCAGCTAAATCTTCATAACGCATAGTTTTTTGCATTGCTTCAATAACTTCTTCTTGCATAAGAAAATCTACAGCATCAGGATTATATTGTGCAGCTTTGTATTTAGTTAAAGGTATTTTTTCTAATAATCTACCTGCACGCGAGTTAGGATTATGTGCAGCTAACCATTGAAAGTATTCGTATGGTCTATTGTAAACACTAGATAATCCTTTAACTGCTATACGTGCTTGTTCTTCCATAAAGACACGTGTAAAGAAAGCAGCTCTCATAAGCACTAAAGGTTTAAATAAATTTCTTGTATAGAAAGACATAAGATTGCTTACAAAGTTGTTTTCTAATCTTTTAACATTAAGTATTCCATCATCAAAAGGATTAGGTATAGCGTCATCAGCTTTGTTCCAACTAAAATGTTGTGTTTTATACTTTGCATATTTTTTAGTATCAGTAAGTATTGATGTAGCTTTAAATTGATTATCTGGATACGCTTTAAATAAAGGTCCTACTGCACGTTCTATAAGTCTATAGTCCATTAAAGGAGCAATATTATCTTGCATTTCACTAAATAACGAACCACTCATAGTAGTTACAACTTCACCAATTTCATCTGTAGCATTACCTATTTCATTTATTTCATGTCCTCTGTAATTAGAACCAATGTTAGGAAGAATGTTTTTATCTTTATCAGTAGCATATATTTTCATCTTTTGCAGACCTTCAAACATTTTTTCTGCATGGTTAGCTATATACTCTGAGTTACCACCCTTAGCTCTTACTAGTTTTAAATCTCTTGATGCTTGTTTAAATGCAAAATCTCTGTATGCAGTTTTATCTAATGGATTAATAGCCATAAATTCTTTAAGTATTGTGTTAGCTGAATTAGCATCATATCCATTTATTTGTAAATGTGATGTTAATTGTTTTAATCCTACGTTTAAATTATTAAGTGGTATACCCATATCAGGTACTACTCCTAATAATTTTCTAAAGTATGGATTGTAACTTGAATTAAAATTAGAACTAAAACCTAAATACTTTTCAAACTTAGGTAAATCCATTTGACCTAAAGCTTTTAAGGCATAATCAGGTGTAACATTTTCTAATTTAGCTATTACACTTGCTTTACTTGCAACAGATTCCATTGTATCTATGACAGCTTCTCTACCTACTTCTACAAGTTTTTGTGGCTTTCTGCTTTTACGCCTTAAAGGAAATGCACCTTCTCTAACTTTTCTAGCTTTTTCTCCTGCCCAGCTACCAAATGTTCTATAAGAAGCATTAGGGTTTATACCAGATGATTGTAAAAATTTATTTATAGTAAGAGAACCTGTCTTTGGTAGTATCTTACCAGGAATAGTATAAGGTACATTTTGTCCTACATCGTTTATAATGTTGTATCCAGTAGAAATCATTTGGTCAAATACGTTTTGTACGTTTTGCCAATCTTTTATTTCTGTTAAATCTGATTTAACTTGTGCAGGTAAATGTTTTGTAATTGGATTTGTATTTAATAAGTACAAATTATCTTCATCAGCTATTGCTTTAAAGAACTCTACGTTTGTAGGTTGATTTAATATATCTTGTTTTGTTGTTTGATAAAACTTAGGAACTCTACCAAATAGAGTATTTTCTTTTTTAAGTTTCTTAAAAGCTTTTTTTGTTTGTGATATATCTTTAACAGTATTTTTATTAGTAATTAATCTACCAACACTATCTGTAACTTTACTTAAGTTACCATCTCCTGTAGCTCCATCAATAATTGGACCTACTTCATCTAATACATTGTCAGCTAAACTTTTAGAATCTAATTTAACTTTTCTTAAACTACCTTTACCTTTTGTAACAGTACCTTGGTCTATTGCTTCCATTAAAGGATTTACTCTACGTAAACCTTTTTGTAAGTTTTTAGCACCTTTAACACCCTTACCAGCAAATAATTCTGGTACAAGCTGATAACCAGCATCAGTTAGACCAGATAGTATATCAAATGATTTAGAACCTGGTGCAAATACTTCTGCTGCAGTTACTCTACCTGGTGAGTATTCAAGCAATAAATCTCTATCTGCCCATTCAGGTCTATAATAATCTTGTTCTGATTGTCCAGCCCAAAAGAATCTTTGTCTAGCTCTACCAGCATAAAAATTAACTTTGTTTGGATTGTAAGAAGATGTGTAACTTATTTCACCATCTTCATTAAAAGCATATCTACTTTCACCTGTTTGTGCATCATACTGTCCTGCTAAAGGAGTACCTATGTTTTTGTAAATAAAGTCTCTAGCTTCATCAGGTGACATACCATACTCATTAGTAAGTTTTACAAAGTAAGGTGTTTTTTCTGCTTTAACAGATTCTAATGTAATTTTAGTAGCTCTATCAAAGTTTAATGGTTCTCCATTAGCTACAGCTCTAAACATTGCAGCAAGTACAGGTTCTCCACCCATCTTGTGTGCTTCCTGTACCATATCTATTTGTTGCTTTAATTCATCGATAGTACCAAGTTCTTGTCCTAAACCTTGTACTTGTGTACCACTAAGGTCTATTTGCAACATATCTTGTGCTTTTTGTGAGGTATAACCTTTTTCTAATAGTTTATCGTATTCACGTAAATCTCTAAGATATGCTTGTGACCTACCTACTTTCATAGGTTGACCTGGTGTTATAGCGTTTGTAGCACTTGCTAGTACAGACCATTTACCTGAAGGTCCTACTGTTTGAAAAAAAGCATCTAAAGCAGCAAATGCCCATACACCGTATTGCACATCACCTGGTTTAGCTCCACCTGGCATAAAGCCGCCTGTTAATAAATCACCAAAAGACATCTTCATATTGTCTTCTACATGGTCATATTGAAATTCTTGCTGTAATTGTTTCCATAACTTAGCTTCGTTATATATTTTACTTGTTTTACTTTCCTGAGCTATTTCAGATACAGCTTCAAATTCAGGAGGTATACCTAAAATACTCATTCCTAATGCAGTACTTGTATCTAATTCAGCAGGATACTTTTCTAAATTGTTAAGTATTGTTTCTGGGTCTTGTTTAAATATAGAACCATATTGCAACGCTTGTAAATCTACTTGTCTTCTTGCATTGAGTACATCATAATACTCATTCCTATCTCCTAGTAACACTGTTAAATGTTCCTATTATTGATAATCTCTAATAATGTTGGAGTAGGGTTGATTTGATACAATGCTTGTAGTATTGCATCTGTGTTATCAGCCATCTGTTGTTGTGGTCCTGCCCCATCCCCTATCGGTAATCCCTGTGTTGCTGGTTCTCCAGGTCTTTCAGTAGGTGCAAATACGTTAGGTGCAGTAGGAATACCTTGTTGAACTGGTAGGGGAGCGGCTTGTTGTTGTTCGACAAAAGCTTTGTTTGCTCCATAATCAGCATCAGGCAATCTTCTTAGTGGTTGTTTAGAACTACCAGGTCCTCCATCTGTTCTTTGCCCACCTTGTGGTGTAGCTACAGCAGCTGGTTTACTAGGTTGTCTATATCCGCCTCTACGATTCTTTGCCATTAGTAAAATCCTTTGTAATTAAAATTATTATTCCTTCTATTGGTTGTATGATTTGTGTAACTGATTCAGATAAAATATCTAATTCATCTTCTACACCGTATGTTTCATAAACTAAGTCCCAAAATTCTGTATCAAAATATTCTTGCATTTTACATTCCAAATGCTTGCGCCATTGTTGGTACATCTTGACCACCCATCTGTTGTTGCATTTGTTGTTGCTGAATCATAGCTTCTTGCTCAGGTGTCATTTGTGGTTCCTGAGGAGTATAAAATTGTTTCATTATCTCAGTAACTTCAGCAGGGTATTCATAAATAGCTATAGCAGCCATAGTTGCTTGTAAATCACCTTGTGCAGACCTAGCAAGTATACTGTCAAACAATACACCTTCTGCTTTATTTTTTCTAATACGTTCTTGTACCTTAGCTATATTCTCTAAACCATCAATGTTATCTTGTAATGTTTCTACGTCTATAACACCAGCTTGTAATAATTGCAAACCAGTTACAATTTTTTGTGGTTCATCAAATCCTGCCATAACACCATAAATACGTCTTGTTCTAAAATCTCCACCTATATCTGCAAGTGGTGCATAGTTTTCTGCAAAAGCAGAACCATTAAAGAAACCTGCCATAGGTTTTTTAGATACACCTTGTGAGTAAGATAAAACTACATCCATTTCTAATCTTTTAGAATCCATTTGTGTTACAGCTGTTTTAATTACATCTCTGTATTCACTAATCATTAAAGACATCGTGCTATTTAATTCTGATAGACCAGCACCAGTCACAAATGAATTAGGACTTTGTGAGTCATCCGTAACAGGGTAACCGCCGACCATTCGCAACTGACGTTCTAATCTATCAATTTGTTGAAATAATTGATATGGTATGTTGTTCATCGGTTTAGAAACCTGCGTACCAGGAGCTAGATAATTTACTGCAAATCTACCTTTTCTGTATTGTCCAGATTCTATCTCTCCTGATATGTTGGTTTCTGTAAATACGCTATCTTCCATAGCGATTGCTG